AGTCCACTAATAAAAATCATGAATCTTGCGGTATTTAAGGCCATTTCCAGTTCATTTATGTCGTTTTCGTACATTTCCAGATTTATTTGATTTTCAGGAAATAACTCTAACTGCATTTTGAACCCTTCCTGAGGCTGGTTTTTAGGCCAGCCCCTACTATTTTATGGTTTTTAGGTTAATCTAGCTTACAGCGCCCAATGTAGCGCCGAATTCTAGCATTCCATCAACAAAGTATGCGTTATTCTTAAAGTCCGCATTTGTCATTTTGTCGCGGTGCCAGAGTGAGCTAGTGCCAGTTTGCATGTAGTCCCAAGCGCTACCGTTATGCTTACCACTTTCAAGGTCAATATTGTATTGCTTAGTGATTTGACCGTATCTAAGCGGTGGAAGCTTGTCGATATGCTTCGCAGTTACTTTGGCTAGTCCATTTTTACCAAGTGGTTGCTGTAATTGGTTGCAAGCCCTTGCAAATTGGTCAATGCGGCCAGATTGCATTTTACCAGCTATTTGCATGGCGCCTTGCCTAACCTCATTTTCCCAATCTACATTTTGGCGGTTATGTCGAAAACTATAGCCCCAACCATACTTATTGGTAATCATACCATTTAAGCATGACAAGACCATAAAATCGATCCTGAAACCAGCTTGCTGGCTACCGTCATAACTATTGATTTCAGTCAACATTAAATTTACTGTATCCCCAACAGCAAGATCGGTGCCAGCTTCGGTAGTATTCCATACGTTTCTGTATTTCTTACCGTCGAAATAGGTTTTCACTGGTGACCAGCTAATACCACTTTCGTTTCTGATTTCATGACAAATATCATGAACTTGTTTATTTGTCACTAGCAAGTAATTACCAGAAACTGCACCAGCTTCCATGTATTTGTTATCACTGGTAGATTCCTTTACTTTGATATTAAAGTAATTACTCTGGAATCCATCCTCATTACCAAGCCGTTCCATTTTGATTTCTGTAAATGGATCGAACTTGCCACCAGCTACATTTTCTGGCACTGTATCAGCAACAGTGGTTACTATTGCTGGCAGGTCTACACTAGCGAAGTCAGGAACTATGTTATCAACTAGTCTTACATCAAGGCCACCAAGGCCATTTCCTTTTATTATGTCACTCATTTTTATACTCGTTTCTTTTAAGGTTTTTAAGTATAGTGTACACCGTGCCCACTATACTATTGCAGTTCTACTGTATTTGGTCGGCGCCCGACCCTATTATATGGCTGACTGGAATTTTGATCATCAGATTTAACTAGCCTATAATATGTCGAGGTCACCTCGTCGATGACTGCTTATTGACCGCTACCCCTAAGGACGGTCTCAGGCCCGTCGGGCCATGAATTTTCAAATAACTTTGTTATTTGATACGCATAAGATTTGTGAAAGTTCCACTGATTTGTGAAATAATAGATAGGTTTGACAATTCAACCTAATCCTCATATACTTTTAATATAGCTTTTTCAACCTCGAATTCTCAACCTGAAACTGGAAATGACCCGCGCCCCCCTTTTAAAAAAGAGAAGCACACATAATTATATAATTTTTTAAAAATTTTTGGTATTTTTTATTTTGCGGCTAAAAATTATGGGATTTGATAGTTTGGATTAGTAACCAGAAATTCTCGCGGTACTATTGATACTATAGTTACTATGGTACTATTAACTTACTATGGTACTATAGTTACTATAGTATATTTGGGGGGTACTATTATTAATATTACTAATACTATTAATACTAATATTACTATAGTAATATAGTACTATATTAATATAGTATCGTCCTGAACCGGACGTTTGAATTTATTGTTAAAAGCAATACAAGTCAAGAAGAAACTAATATATTGAAAAGATTTTTGAAGATATCTATATTCTAACATGGATTTGTACGATTGTGAACGATCTTTAGAACTGGGCCCATCCATTGAGATTTTAAAGGATTTATCGGATAAGTTCAAGAATTCCGGTGATTACAAGTATATCATGCAAATGCTGGTTATAATTGATGATATGGATATCCCAGTGTTAATGTACACTTCAGACACTGAAGCTGAGGCATAGTTTGCATAAGAAGAAGGTAAAGGGGGTGGAGTATATACTATACAAGGACGAAGAAGAGTTTCGCCAATATCATCCCAGTGAAAAAATAGTACCCGACTGGCGTGGTGCTGTTGTTGGTCAGTGGATAAAGTCAGATGATGGTAAGATCATGCAGATCATTGAAAGGTGGAGTATGAAGGATACCAGTACTCCGGGTAAAAAAAAGAACGATTTTATTAAGACTTTGATGGGGATTGCCTCAACTGGTAAATATACCAAGCTTGCTGGTGAGCCCGCAAAGAAGGTACACTGCTTCATAAATTACAAACAGGGTGGTAATGCTACCTTTAGAGAGAAGAAGTTTGCCAAGATGGTGGCAATGGGTGCCAAACCGGTCAATGCTTACTTAAACTGTTATGAGACAAACAACTATGATTATGCGCATCGCAGTGCGTTAGCGCTATTAAGGAGAAAAAGGGTAACAACTATGGTAGAAAAAGAGGTTGAGCTATTATTAGACGATCTAGGTATTAGTAAAACTTATTTACTGGAAGAGATGAAAGGTATAGTTGATAGTGGTAAATCAAGAGATGGAGATAAATTAAGAGCATTAGAGACATTAATGAAGATATCAGGGTTATTGAATACTGATAAGAAGTCTGAGTCAGTAGCTTTGATACAGGAGTTCACTGGTTTCTCGAAAGAGAAGCTAAAAGCCTTTGAACAGGGTTTATTACCGGAGTCAACAGAATGATTGTATACTATAATAATAATACTACTAACTATGCTTTCCCTTACTATATTTCCTATCCTGAGTCTTTGAGAGTTAATTTCTATTGAAAGAGGAGATAACTAATTTTAATATAGTACCGCCGCCTGATGTAATGGCCGAGCGGGACGAGATACTCGCTAGGTCTTATAATGACCTCGTATTTTTTGGCCGTGCCTTTTTACCGCGAGATTTTTTAAATAAGTCCACTTCCCCCAATTTTCACTTCGATGTATCAAAAAAGCTTATTTCTACCAAACCCGGAGGTAGAACCTGTATTGTCATGCCTAGGGGTTTTGGCAAGTCAATACTGTCTAAAGCCGCTATTATGCATAAACTATGCTTCTCAGGTGAGAATCAGCAACATTTTGTAGCGTGGGTCTCAGAAGAACAAAGCCAATCCATTGATCACTTAAAATATTTAAGAAGTCACTTCGAGGTAAATAAAAAAATAAAGTACTACTTTGGCAATATGGATGGCGGAAGAGCTGGTAAGAGGTGGACAGAGAAAGATATTGTTACTCCTAAAGGTGATCGGGTCATAGCCAAGGGTACTTCCCAGAGATTAAGGGGACGGGCAGAGGTAGATGTAAGGTACACTGGTATTGTCCTTGATGACTTTGAATCCGAATTAAACACGAAAACCCCCGAAAGAAGGTCGGAGATCAAGAAGTGGGTGGTATCTACGGTATATCCCGCATTAGAGGAGACTCCGGGTAATGAAGGTTGGATATGGCTCGCCGGTACTATTGTTCACTATGACAGTTTCCTGCAAATGGTATGTGACGGTTACAAGCGGGCGATGAAGGATAAGCGTACTTACCCTTGGGATGTTGTATTTCACAGGGCTATTGAAGATGGAAAGTCCATTTGGCCGGAACAGTTCTCAGTAGAGAAGCTGGAACATAAGAAGAGAGAGTTCATTGAGGCGGGACTGGTTAACAAGTTTGCGCAGGAATACATGAATGATGCCCGTGATATCTCCAACGCCGCCTTTAAGATAGACAGAATCCAGTATTACAATGGTGTTTTCAGTAATAAGGGCGGTTTTAACTATATTATTGAAGGTGATGACGCAATTCCCATAAATGTGTATCTGGGTGTCGATCTGGCGGCCACAGCATCAGATACCTCAGATTTTCAGGTTATACTGGTTTTAGGCGTGGATGCGAACAATAACCGTTACGTCCTTGAATACTTTCGCGAAAGGATACCTACATTTGATGTACCGCCGAAAATTATAGAGCTGGCGAAGAAGTATTCACCGGTAAGAAGGGTTACTATTGAAACAGTAGCGGCTCAGGAAATGGTAAGGGATATGGTCACCCGTATGAGTGCCAATGAGAAAAGACTCATGCCGGGGATATTCAAGGGAGTAAAGCCGCCGGCACGGATAAAGAAGGAAGATAGGCTGGAAACAACCATTGGGCCCATTGTTAATTCAAAGAAGCTCTACCTGCAAAGACATATGACTGAACTGGTTGATGAACTGTTTGAACACCCGAAGCCCCGTAATGATGATATCATGGATGCGCTTTACTATGCTGACTATTTTTCCAGAGCTCCGAAATCGCAGAAAATATCGAAAGATGAGATTGATTCGGAAACTAGTGATAAAAGAGAATTTACATTCAAAAAAACTTATAATTGGATAACAGGATCACGAACTTTCTAATAATATAAGATTTTTTAGCTTTCCTCCTTAAATTATATTGTATATATAATTTCCCCTCTATAACTTACGCCCAGTATTTTTTTTATAAAATACGCCATAATACATGAAGGGCATGCCACATTTCCGACAGTATCCGATGGGTGACGTTGTTAACGCCAACCTAGAACCGGGTGAGTACGTCGTCAGACGTAATGCAGTTAACGCTCTCGGCGTTGGCAATATGGAACTCCTCAATCATGCCGATGGTGCACATGGCGCATTAAACAAGCTAATGGTCTCAGCATCATTAGTAAATCATCAGTCACAGGATAACGAGCCAGTTAAAACAGAAGCAAACGGCTTCCCCATTGCCGATTCCCCGGTACGGCAAAGAGTAGACGCTACCCGCCAAATGCAGGGGGGTGGGCCTATCTCTGCCGAATCAGTAAAAGGAAAAGACGAAATGATGATGTCGGAAGAGGGTAAACCTATTTATAAATCTAGTCAAATTATGAGCGTTCCAGCTAGTCAAGTTGGTAGCGAAGGTGGCCCTAGGTATTATTTAGGAGAAGATACCAGCATAGATATGATGATTGCTTTGGAAAAAGCTCAGAATGTAGCAAGGGGTAAGATGAGGTATTCTCCAGCTGATTCTATACCAGCGGCTATGGTTGAAGGATATTTCGATGAACCAGAAGCTCCAAAGAAAAAAGGTAGGCTTAGAAGTTTATTAGGTTTGCAAGATGGTGGCCCAGTTCGTGGCTATCAAGAAGGTGATCTAGTTTCTAAACCGCTTAGTGGTATAAGGCCAGAAGAATTTGATTATAAACCCACTGATTATGGTGGTTATGATGTTAGTGGTATTTTTTCTGTGCCAGCGGAGCAGGTTG